GTATTACGAAGACAAAATATATGAACCCAGCGAAGAGGATTTGCGTTCTCTCGTTGGGTTTGTTTATTGTATTGAAGAAAAAACTACTGGTATGAAGTATATCGGTAAAAAGTTTTTTTGGAAGTCCAAGATACTCCCTATAACAAAAACCCGCAAGAGGCGCAAGAGAACGCTTGTGGAGAGTGATTGGCGCTCCTACTTTGGGTCAAACGAAGTTTTAAAAGAACGTGTCATCGAGAACGGTGAAAGCATATATAATAGAGTAATATTAAAATTATGTAAGACAAAGGGCGACTGTTCATACTACGAAGCAAAGTTACAGTTTGAATATGACGTTCTCTTAGATGATAAATACTATAATAGTTTCATTGGTTGCAAAATACACTCAAAGCATTTAAGCATATGTTAAATTTCAAACAATTTCTCGAAGAGGGTGTTAACGACCCTGCAATTTTCAAAGCAGTATTTCTTGCTGGCGGGCCAGGTTCAGGTAAATCATTCATTGTCGGTAAGACAGGTCTCACATCAATGGGTTACAAAGTTGTCAACTCAGATGATGCGTTTGAGGCAGGAATGAAGAAGGCGGATATGAAAATGACGCCTGACAATATTTTTTCTCCGAAGGGACAAGAGATACGTGGAAAGGCAAAACGCCTCACAGGCACTAAACAGGCGCGTTACATAAAGGGTCGGCTGGGTCTAGTGATCGATGGTACTGGAAAAGATCCTGAAAAGATTTTAAGACAAGCACAAGCCATTCAGAAGTTGGGTTATCAGACTGCAATGGTTTTTGTCAACACTGATCTAGAAACCGCACTCAAACGAAATCGTATGCGTGAACGATCTCTACCCGATGCTGAAGTAGAAGCATACTGGAAGGCAGTGCAACGCAATGTCGGTAAGTTCCAACGTATGTTTGGTAAACAGAATTTTCTAGTAGTCGACAACAGTGAAGGTAAGAACTACGAGAAAGAAACCCTTCGTGCATATCGTGATGTTCGGAAGTTTACTGATGCTGAAGTAACCAAGAAAGCACAGAAGTGGATCGACACCGAAAGGGCGGCAATTCGTCAAGCGGGTAGATCAGGTGGATCAAGCGGTAGTAGATAACACTTGACAACCCTTATAGATATGTGTATAATGAAGCTTAACGCGCCAAGGAAAATGCATGGCTATTAGTATGAGAAAATTGGAAGTATATGAGATACTGAATAAAGTATCTTCAGCAAAAACAAGAAAAGATAAAATTAACGTTCTACAAGAAAATAATATAATGCCTGTAAGAGATGTTCTGCAAGGCACCTTTGATCCCAATATTCAATGGAATCTACCATCGGGTACAGTACCCTACACTCCCAATAAAGAAGAATCATATCCATCTACTTTACTCAAACAACATATGAAATTTAAATATTTCGTAAAAGGTTTGCGTGAGAGTGAAAATCTCAATACCATTAAAAGAGAAAAGATGTTCATTGAAATTTGCGAATCAGTTCATCCAGAAGATGCTAAAATACTAGTATCGATGATAAACAAAAAGTCACCCGTGAAAGGATTAACAGAAAAATTAGTTAAGGAGGCCCTACCAGACTTAATCCCAGCTTGATTATAATTCCCCATTAACTAGAACAGGAGTTGCCTATGGTAGCAAATCAAATTGAAAGACTAAGAAAAGATTCTAGAGAACTTGGACATTATATCCACAAGTTAAATAAAAAAGGGAAATCGGAGGCGGCATATAGAATGCAGAAAAAACAAGCATTCTTAGAAGCTGCCATACAACAAGTCGCAAGGGGGTGATCCTTATCTAACGGGCACCCTTCGGGGTGCCTTATAGGTATTTTTACACAATAGGAAGATAATTATGAAAAGTGATGTTGACTGCACCAGTGCAAAAGATTTACAAGAGTTTGTTGAAATTTATAAAGAGAAACTTGGCGGCGGAGGTTTTTATCATCATCCAAATCTCGTGAAGTACGCTAGTAAATGTACTTCTATCAAAGAACTCGGCGTAAATCAGGGAATGAGTTTAGCATTGATGACATTGACAACTAATAAAACTAAAGTGTGTGGCGTTGATGTAAATAGAAACGTTGGACCTTATTTACCATTGTTCGAAAAATATGCAGAAGAAAACGGTATAGATTTTAGTTTTATTCAAGCCTCAAGTGCTGATCGTGTAACCGCGCAAGGTGAGTATGAAATGTTACACATTGATTCTTTACATAATCCAGCACACCTTCAAAAAGAATTACTATTGCACGCTCCTAAAATCACTAAGTATATTGCGTTTCACGACACTGCGGATTTCAAAAGAAGTTTTGGTCTGTTTCCAGTAATCGCTAAATACATAACTGAGATCGATCAAAATTGGGTTATTGTTGAACATAGCAATTACCGAGTAGGTTATACTGTTATTGCTCGAAGAGACAAAACATTACCGCCTGGAGAAAGTGAAATAGATGCCGACGTATGATATGAAGAACACCAAGACAGGTGAGGTTAAAGAAATGATTCTATCGATCTCCGAAAAAGAGAAAATGGTAGAATCTGGTGAATGGGAACAAGTGCATCTTAAAGGGATGAACATTGTTCGAACTACAACATCGTCTTTATCCAAAACTTCAGATGCATGGAAAGATCATCTGAAAGCTATCAAGAAAGGTTCAGGCGCAAGTAACACCATCAAGGTATGAAGCAACAAAAACAATCTGAACAAATGAATATCCGTTTGGATCATTTGATTACCGTCGATCCCATTACAGATAAACAAAGAGAAGCTTTTTTATCTTGGAGAGAAGGTGATCATCTCGCTCTCACTGGCACTGCTGGTACTGGAAAAACATTTCTCGCATTGTATCTCGCACTCGAAGAAGTGATGGATAAATCTACACCATATGAAACGGTGCAGATCATTCGAAGCGTTGTCCCCACACGAGAAGTGGGGTATTTGCCAGGCACACTCGAAGATAAACTCAATGCATTTACTGGGCCTTATCGTGCCATCTGTACAGAATTATTTAATGATGTGAAAGCATACGAGAAGTTAGTTCATAATGGATATATCTCTTTTGATTCGACCTCATATATAAGAGGTGTGACATACGACAACTGTATTATTGTTGTTGATGAAATGCAGAACCTAAACTTTCACGAATTAGATTCTGTGATCACAAGGATTGGACAGGCCACAAAAATCATTTTTTGTGGTGACTATCATCAATCAGATTTTAAACAAGAAAAAGATAAGAAAGGTGTGAATACCTTTTTAGAGATACTCAGAAATATGAGACATTTCAGTATAGTGTCTTTTGGTTGGGAAGATATTGTTCGTAGCGATTTCGTTAGGGACTACATAATGACAAAAGAATGGATGGGAATAAAATGACTTTACACATTAGACAAGCAATGAAACAATACCTAGAAGGCAAACGTGCATACCACGTGGCAAATTGGGAAACTTTTGTGGCGAATCCAGTGGGTGTTGCCGAACACGGCGATTTTATGGAGACGTTGGAAAAGGAACTAGAACAAATCGCACGTTACGATGAACTTCTAGCAACATTGGACAATCTCAATGGAACGATGACAAGGTTGTCAGAAGGCGCCGTTTAGATATTATAGATATAAAGTCATTGTTTAAAAAATAACGGAGAAATGCAATGAACAGAGAGGAAGTGTTTGAAACACTAAAAATAGATGAAGGCGTAGAGTACAAGGTCTATGCTGATCATCTTGGTTATCACACATTTGGTGTGGGTCACTTAATTACGAATGAAGATCCCGAATGGGGACAGGCCTTCGACACACCTGTGTCAGAAGAACGTGTATGGGAAGCCTTCGAAAAGGATTTGGACATTGCTGTTTCTGAATGCAATGTTCTGTTTGAAGACTTTGATAGTTTTCCCGAAGAAGCGCAACAAGTGATTGTCAATATGATGTTCAATATGGGTAGACCACGATTAACGGGTTTTAAGAAATTCTGTGCTGCAGCTAGAAACGGTGACTGGAAGACTGCGGCAGTAGAAGGGCGTGACTCAAAATGGTATCGTCAAGTAACTAACCGAGCAGAACGACTAATGAGTCGATTGGAGGCAATATGAAACACTTAGGAAAACTTTTAGGTGAAAGAACCTCTTGGGATGGCGGTGTATTGATTGCGGTATGTGGTTCAGTTATTTTATTTGGCGGAGTAGCAAAGTTGCTCGCTTGGGCTGGATTAGCCTGGGGCATCTGGACACTCTTAAAATCGGAGAGTTAATATAATGGACAAGCACCAAGCAGTAGAAAAAGTGAACAATCTTTTTGAGTATGAGTACGATACGGTACAATACAACGCCTCTGATTACTGGAGGGTTCTAGATGTCAATGCTGAAAAAGATGAAGGTGATTGTGAAGACTACGCTTTGACTATTGCTTGGTTGCTTGCTGATCAAAGTCGATTTAAATTTTTGTGGATGCTGTTGACATACCAGTTCAAAATATGTTATGTTACTGTGAACGGTGGTGGACACGCAATTCTAAATTATAAGGGACTTTACGTTGACAATTGGAAACGTAAATGGTGTACACTTGAAACCTATAAGACTGATTATGCGAAATATGATTGGACTTATAAGTATTCATTCAACCCTTTGGTTGTGATTGTGAAATTGATTCAAGGAAAATTTTGGAAAAAATAATGGCAAAATATTCGAGATTCGATCCGAAAAACAAGAAAAAAAGAAACGATAAGTATAGATCAGAAAGGAAATACACTTCCTCAAAGCTTACAAAAAATACGATGAAAGATGTGGACAAATATGATGAAACGTTTGATTTACCAAGTTTACGTCGGCGGTAAAAAATTTAAACTATATGATGCGTGTATAGATTCGGTAAAAAAGTATTGTGAAAAATACGACATCGATCACGTTGTTCAAACACAACCTATTTTAAGAATCAAACCCGATATCTTCAGTACGAATAGATCTCAAGAATCTTATATGAAGTATGGGGGATACCTTCCTATCTACGAGAAAGAGAATGCATTCTCGTACTTCAAAGACTACGATCAAATTGCCATTGTAGATGCAGATATTTTTATCAAAGATTCTGCACCAAACATCTTTAAAGAAATTTCTAACACTGATTATGATTTCGCAGCGATGTGTGAAAGGGAAGCACCAATCCAACAATGGTATAAACACAAACTAGTTAACTACAC